TATTTAGATGTTAATCCGAATGCTACTGAAGAAGATTTACTTAAATATATTAAAAAAATCAAAGACGAAGATTTCAAAAAGTTCTTAGATGAATTAAGTTGGAATGAAGTAGTTAAAGAAGATTTTAATAAAAGTAAAACAAAATTTGTAATTAAATTAGAAAAATGAATGTATTAATCACTGGAGGTTTGGGCTTTATCGGCTCAAACCTCTTTAATTTTATGAGGGAGAAGTATCCCGATTATCAGTTAGTAATCTTAGATTCTTACACATACGCGGCTGATGAAAAAAACATTAATGATATAAAATCTGCTAAGATTGTAAAATTCAGTATAACTGATAGACAAAGATTATTTGAATTATTTGAGAATTATAAATTCACACACGTAATTCATTTAGCTGCAGAATCACATGTTGATAATTCAATATTGAATCCTATGGAATTTGTTAACACAAATATTGTAGGGACAATAAACTTATTAGATGCTTCTGTAAAATATAAGATAGAGAAGTTTTATCATATATCTACTGATGAAGTTTTTGGACAATTAGGACCAACTGGAGAATTTACCGAGAACACCCCATACGACCCAAGAAGTCCATATTCCGCATCTAAAGCATCTTCCGACCATTTTGTTAGGGCGTACCACCATACTTATAAATTACCTGTAATAATTTCTAATTGCTCAAATAATTTTGGACCTAATCAGCATGAAGAAAAATTGATACCGACCATAATTAAAAATATTATAAAACAAACACCAATCCCAATTTATGGTAATGGGACTAATGTTAGAGATTGGTTGTATGTTATGGACCACGTGGATGCGATAGATACTATATTCCATAGAGGGAAAATTGGGGAGACCTATTGTATTGGGGGAGGGTATCAGATGAGTAACCTAAGATTAACACATATAATATGTGATAAATTAAATGATATTCTTGATTACGGGACAAATTCAAGGGACCTAATAACTTTTGTGGATGATAGAAAGGGACATGACTTCAGATATGCAATTGATTATACAAAATTAAGTAAAACATTAAATTGGGAACCTAAAACTACTTTTGAGGATGGCATTGATGAAACTATCAATTATTATTTAAATAAATTCATCAAACATTTGGAACTTTAAATGTTTTGAATTACTTTTGTGTTATGATTACAACATTAAACATCCAACACGAGAAATTCGGAAAAATTCTAACTATGGGTTTCACCGATGCGATTCAGACCAAAATTTTCTTGAAGATGGTTAACGACGCTATTGATAATGGAACTGCTTTTAGATATTTTGACGTATCTCACACTTTATTCCATATCCCTAGCAAAATATTAAATGAATGTTTAATTACTACTGAAACTGAACTTGTAAGTTATTCTGAGCAAGTTTTGGCAAAAGTTGCGGAAATTAAATAATCTTTGTTTTACAAAGTGGTGGACGACTTATCCGAGTCGGGCTCAAAAAGGGAACATTTTGTTCCCTTTTTTTATTTGGTTTGTATTTATATAAAAACTGCAACATTATGGCAAAATACATTTTTACAGAAAGTCAACTTGAAAAAATAAAAAAACAATTACAAGAAACTCAGATAAACCTACCTAAAGAAGTTAAGGAAGGTAAGGATGGTAATTATATGGCGAAACAACAATTATTTACCATTGCGACATTAGCAATGAAAATGTGGGAGATTATGGGGGATGATGAAGAACTTGACGACTGGATGGAAAGTAAAATTGCTCAGTCAGAACAGTCAGTTATATCTGTTGTAAAGGCTTATATGTATGATGAGACAGTTGACGACCTTAAAGGTATGGATACTATGAACTACAATGAATTAGTTATTTGAAATTAATGAAAAAAAAAATAATATCTGAAGATAGTAGATATTTCTATTTGTATAATCCAATTCCTATTATAAAACAGGAAGCGTCTTCAACTATCCAAAACATTTTAAAATCAAAAAAAATAACTTACGTATTTGGTGAGGATGTTGATTTAAATGAGATGGATGCGGTGAATAAGATGAGGTTTAAAGATTACATCAACAGAGTTATTAAGTATACTGAAGTTAGGGGACATGCAATTGAAGGTTTAATGGCCGGGTTATTTGATGGGGTATTAAATGAATCCAAGAGTGGGTTATGGGACTATCAGATAAGACAAGGTCAAGTGGAACAAAAATATATAAATGATACATCTGAGAATCCGTCAATTGGTAGTTTCACCAGTTTATTAAATCAACTTGGCGGTGATAATATTGTGATTATTAAAAACGTACTTGAAAAGTATGGTGTTAGTGGAAACAATATTTTTTTAGTTAATGATGATGAGTTAACAGAATTTAAAAAACAAATTTTAGAGACAATGCTTGTTGACATAACTGCGGTTACTACTAAAGTTGGTAATAATTTGGTAACTTACTATCTTAACAAAAATCAGGCAGTTGAATTATTCAGTGATGCTAAAAACATATATAACCCAAGAAAGAAAGGTGCAAATGAATTGAGAGTCAGTTTTAAAACATTCTCTGAACTTGGAAATAGTTTTAAAATTATAATACCATCTATTAGTCAACAAGAATACGATGAGTTTTTGACAATATCAGCAAATGAAATGGAAATATCAAAAATTTTTGGTCCATTTTCAAATAAGATACGACCGGACATTTTAAATTGGATTGTTAAAAATAAAGAACAGTTTAAACAAATAGTTAACGATTTACTATAATGAAGATAATTTTAAAAGAACGACAACTAAAAAATATTAATGAATCATTAGGTGTTAGTGAATCTTCATTGGCATATGTTAATTTGTTATATGGTATTATTGAACCAAAAATAATTGAAATGATTGCTGTTAGAAAAAACGAGACAGATGAATTTTTTGTTGAGGGAGATGAAATCATAAAGAAATTCAAGGGAAACATGAGTACTTTTTATAGTTTCCCAATAGAATCTATAGAAGTTGATTTGTTTTTTAAAGTTACTAAGAAAAAACTTAATGGAGGTGACGATACATTCTCAACTGGAGGAGCGGCTTATCCAATAACGACAGATGGTTCAGGTGCTTCACAAATTAAAGAACCTGATGAAGATTTACCAATATCAGTTTTAAAAGAAGTTGATAAAACAATACAAGCGAAATTTGATTTTGAAGTTTTTATTACCCAAGAATTTGATGATAGTGATATTGATGAATTGTTATATGATTTAAGAGATACAATAACTCATGAATTAAATCATATGTATGAGTTTTATAATAGAATATTAAACACAGGTAATAGTGATTTTAATTTAGCAAAATCATTCGCGGGAGGTAGAAATGTTAATACACCCAAAAAGATATTCAAAGTTTATGCTAAGTTTTTGGATTACTTATATTACTCAGAACCATGGGAAATTAATGCAAATGTGCAAGAGGCATATTCCAAATTATTAAGAATGTCTTGGGAAGAGTTTAAAAACGGAAACCAATATAAAATTGCTGAAGCCATGGAGAACTATAGTGGTGAACAAATGTTTGATGAACTTTACAACGCTACGATGGAAAGAAGTCCTGAAGCTGTTTTATTTCACATTAAAAACTTACATAAATTTTATTTAAAACAATATCTACAATTTGTTAAAAGTCAAAGGGGGGATGATATTACAAGTGAGGAAGAATTAATGAAAGACGAAGTATTTAAAACTAAAAATATTTTAGAGCTATTCAAAAAGTTTGAGACAAGAATCAATAATGCCGGTGCAAAATTAAAAAGAAATTACGCCAGATTAATGTCAATAGATAGAGATGACCAATAAAGATATAGATAGAATTAATAAATTTATTGAAGGTAAAACTTTTGTTTACGACCATTATGTCAGTTTCAATAATGACCCTGTAAAGGTTTACTACCAATTTCATATTGATGGGGTTAAAAGATTGATTTCAATTGGAGAATGGAAAGACCATCTTTTTGTTTCGGTTAAAATTGTAAATGGGGAAGGGATGGTTAATCTGTATCTCACGCATTTCAAAAATCAAAGAATTGCTGGTAGAGATTCAGTATCTAACAACTGGTTTGAGTTCTCCGTTCAGACGGGTCAAGACATTGAATCTTTTTTAAAGTTCTTCAATATTGATATGAATGTTGTAATTGACACCATTGAATTTGAGCCAAATGAAGATTTTGTTTCATTGGTTAATTTGGATAATTCAAAATAGTTTCGTATCTTTGTGCTCGTTATGAGTAAAAAAGAACAATACCAACAAGTTTACGAGGATGATGAAGCGGTAACCGTTTGGACTTATGATTTGACAAAGTTTAAGAACGGACCAATCTCTGTTGAGATTAAGTATAAACATCCGC